GCCTCCTGCAAGCGGCACGATGTTGGAAGCGTTTGATACTGCCGTCTGCGCCTGATAGTTGAGGAAGTAGATTTCCCGACCTGTATAGCTTGCGGCGGATGGCATCGTTACCGTGCAAGTAGAACCGGTCTTGTTGTTAATAAGGTAGCTTTCATTTACAACCGAAAAATCAGCAGTCTTTGTGACTGGAGCGCCGCGAGTAAGATAGCTGGCAGTTATTTTAAGGGCATTCGTAATATTGTTAGTTCCCATATCGAGATTCAAATTGCAGACGGCCGTAAAATTGCTCACGGTAAAGTTGCCGCCTCCAGCCTTTAGCATTAAATCTCTTTGGGTCCCCGATCCCGCAGCTTGGGCCGCAATCGTCAGCGTGTTCGATGTCGTAGTCCAGTCAAACACACCGCGCTCGTAGTTCGACGCATCGGTAAAGGTGTTATAGGCGCAGAAGTCACCGCCCTTGCCCATAGTGAATTTACTAAGTCCGCCAATCTGCAAATCCATTAGCAGTGACGCGACGGCACTCGCAGTGTCTGTGACATTCATCTTGATGGCGGTGAATGCGGTCCCGCCATTGTTCCAAGTATCTGTCAGGTTATAAAGCGGCACGGTCATGGGCGTTCATCCACTACGATTTGACCGTCGCGCTGCACGACGACTTGATCGTCGCGCTGCACGACGGCGTTTGCAGGAGTGCCCGGATCTGATGGCACCGCCATCGGTCCGATACCGACCAATTGAAACGGCATGGATTATCCTCCCCGAGAAAAAATAAGGGGCAAGCGGATTTACGCCCGCCCCTGTTTATTCTTCGCGGTGAACCTTAGTAAGGCTCATAGATAATGTGCGCGTCCGCAGCTTGCGTCACACCGCCGTGCGTTGACGAGTTGAACAAGATACTCTCGCCGCCAGGAGCCGTAGCAGTAACGATAGTCCACTGCTGCGTCGGTGCCGCGTTCCAGCGCACGATCCCGCCAAAGCCATTGAGGCCAAGCTGGAGCGTTGCGTCGGTAACGGTGTTCGATGGAGTCGGCTGCGTAGCCGCCGCCACGAACGATACCGGAGGTGCCGCCAGCGCCGCTGTTGCTGGATGCTCAGGGCCGTCCGAGTGTGGAGCAGCAAGAGTCGTCGGAGTCGTTTCAAGCGTTGACACGCGCTTGTAAACAAAGCCGCCGACCGTCGAGCTACCGACTTTGCCGGAAATCATGATTTCCAGAATGTCGATAGTCTGCGTTGCCGAACCACCTTTCAGCGCCATATAGCCGGAAGTAGTAGCAACCGAACCTGCGGCTGACGCAGTGAACGTCAGGCCCGCCGATGTAAAGACTCTTTTAGCCATTTGCGGTTTCCTTTCTAGGTGTGAAGATAGGAAGTGACGTAGAGCCTGACACTATCCACTTGCCGCTCGTCGCCATGTCGATAAATTCCTGACGGGAACGGTGGACGTAGTTAGGATCGCGACTAGCAAGTTCGCAGGCATCACAAATAAATCCATTACATTTCAAGCAATGCCCGCGATCACGTGTGCGCAGAGGGTTCTTGATGAACACCGAGGGGCAATGCGCACACGCTAATGTTGCCGCCTCGAATACTTTACCTTCCTTAACAAGCTCCGGAATGTATCCGAGCTTGCGAGCCACATCTTCTGGAAGGCCGGGAGATGCCCGATGATCGACGTGGAGATATCCTTCTTTTCGAGCCATCAATTTCTCCTATGCCATTCCCAATAGAACTCTATGCTTTCGCAGAAGACGTTCTGAGACTTGCGGAATGTCCGTAAGGACATCCCCCACTATGATTCCTTCGCGATACTCGTATGCAGAACCTATCGACAGCAAAATGGCCCGTTTAATATCTGACGGCACCGCGTCCTGCGGTGGCGAATCGGTACTAAGATAACCCGCCCTGAACCTCACGCGCACCGAGTTTATCGCATCGAGTGGAGTTGGCCATCCGCTATCGAGATTCGGCACGACCCACCCGGGCGCATTGATCGTATCGACATAATAATCTGTGCTTAGAACGGTTTGCTCGACACCCGCCGCGTCGTCATATTTGATACTGATGACTTCGATCAACGGAGGTTTTGGAATTTTAATTTCAGCTTCCGGAAATTCATCAAGATACAAGTCCCACGTCTGATCGATCAACGCGCGGCCCGTCCATCCTTCCACTTCTTCGACCGCTGATTTTATATATGCACTGATCAGCGTATCTTCATCAGAAGAAACGACACGCAGATGCGCCTTCGCCTCAGTTAAAGACACCGCGTCGACCGCAGGCGGTATGATCAATTTCACCGCCATTTGCTGCCATCCGGTCCGAGTTGCGTAAGATCGCGGCCGTCCTTGCCCGGTTTGCCGTCTTTACCCGGTTCGCCTTTGGCTCCCGGCTTGCCTTCACGACCGTGTTTTACGCAGAGTTTCCAAGCGTCATCTGTTTCCGGTTTAGAATCCGTCTGCCGTTGGGCAATGAAAAGCGATCCGCCCAGCGTGACGCAATCGCCCTTTTCATAAGTCCCCTGTTTCCAAATCTCGCGATAGATCGGATGTGAGAGGATTATCGTATCGGTGTGCACCGCTTCACCTTTGGTGAAGACAAACTGAAGTGTTCGCTCGCCATCATATTCGAGGCGAAGATCGTCAAACCCAAAACCGTCGCGGCCATCTTTTCCTGGAGCGCCCGGTGCTCCTGGCGCGCCATCTTTGCCGACAACCGGCCCGACAGTTTTCATGTTTCCGTTTGACAGCGTGACGACCAGTTCGCCCTCACGGTTGATCACCATGTTGGTAGTGTCCGCGCCATCTCGCCCCGGCAAACCATCCTTGCCCGGTTCGCCGTCCTTTGGTTTTGGGATCGACGCGACAAATTCCTTAAACTTGTCTTCGGCGACAAGGAAATGACAGTTTATCTCGTGCTTGACTGCATCCCAATCGACGTCTTTTCCGGGTGCGCCATCTGCGGGTTTTGGCAGGCGGGCGACAAAGTCTTCAATGCTTAATTTAATCATGCCGTCGATCATGGGAACGACGACGGTCATATCTATGCTTGCGCCGTCCTTACCAGGAGGTCCGGGTGGTCCGGCAGGTCCGGGCTCTCCATCGACCACGGAGAACTTTTTAATTTCTTCTTCAAGACGGGATTCGACCAAATGGGAAATAACATCTTTGACGATATCCATATCAACGTCTTTACCGTCTTTTGGAGCGGGCAGCACCGCCAGCTTTTGTTCAACCACCCCCAACGCGACTTCATCCATTATCTTGCAGTAATGATTGAATGATAGAGCTTCCCGTGAATCGATTGCCGCCGTTATCATGCAAGATACATCATCTTCATCGACGAGCGGCTTTGTGTGTATGTCGCGCAGCTCGTCTTCAAGGTTTTTAATCTTTTCCAGCAATGGCTTTGTCGCAACGTCGATTTGCCCCCGAATGTACTCCCCGACCGCGGTGAGGAATTGCGCCTGTTCATGCGCCTGCATTTGCAATTCCTTTCAGAACGGTCTGTTTGGACCAATCGACAGGCGGACCGGCGAGCAGTTTTTGCGGTTCTGGAGGCGCGACTTCCGGTGCCGGTTTCGGCGCAGGAGTTTTTGGGGTAGTCGCAAACGGATCGTCTTTGGCGTCTCTTTTGGCGAGCGCGGGAAGGCTAAAGTTCTGTTGTTGGATCAGAGGCGACTCGCCTCCGTCTACCGGCTTCATAGAAAATTCAGCGCGCGCTTCATTCGGAGATGCAATGCCGCGACTGACCAATTCTCCCCAACTCCGAATCTTTGTGGCTGAATCCATTCGCAGCAGGTCTGCGAGATCGAATTCTGTCCCGTATTCTTTGTCGGGGACTTTGGTTAATCCCAATCCTTCATTGAGCAAAAGTTCAATAGACTCGATATGGACCTGCAAACACTGTGAGTAATATTGCTGATTAAGCGCTTCGATATTGTTGTAATTTGGTGGCGGTCCGACACCGATCATATACGGCGGAACGTGAAAACAAGTACAAACCGTTTCGGCTGTCCATTTTAATTGATCGAGCAGTTTGGAGTCCGCCGCGTTGACGGTCATTGACTTGAATTCTAGTCCGTCGCCCAGCACCGCAACCTTGCCGACATTGTTTCCCGTATAATTTAATTCCCAATGCTCTTTAAGCCGTTTTGCCGCCTCGTCGGAGATCAGCCCAGGCGCAGTCAGAATGCCTCCGGGATTTGAATTGTTGCCGAAGAACTTTGCCGAGCTATTCTGGATATTCAAACCCTGTACGGCCGCAAGCCCGCATGCGGTGATCGGAGAAACTCCGCACAGCGCATGATATAAAATTGTATTGATGTCATGAATAATTTCACTGGCGGGGACTATCACTTCCTTTTCGGAAATACCCGCGAGCAAGTCGGTACTCAATTGATAGAACACGTCGCCATCCGGCGCGATCAAAACCTTGGTCAACAACGGATCGAGAACATAAAGCGCGGTGACAACGCGACGCTCGTCCCGTCCTTTCAACACATAGGTATTGCCATGAGTCAGCTTTGACGACATCCATTGCTTGATAAAATTGACGCGCGTTTGGTATCGGTTTGGCTTTCTAAGTACTGGACTAAACGCAGGGACGTCGACTTCGCTTGTAATATCGTCTCTGTCTTCTTCCATCAAACGCAAACGCATCTTTGCGATATCGTTTGAAATCAGATCTATGCAGGCAAACACCGCATGAAATGTCAGAACGTTTCCAAGTCGTATCTCGACGTTGCGTTGCCACGCGCCCGTGAAGCTTTCTTGAATCACGCCGAACCAATTCTGCAGCGTTCCCCAACCGCCGCCGCCCCAGCCCCAGCCCGAACTTGACGGCGGCATCAACGATTGCTGCGGTACCTGTTTCGCGCGCGTGATTTCAAAGCCAAGAATTTTCATTCTTCAGCCCGCATGTCGCGGCGCTTATAGCGCGCGCGCGGATTGTGCGGCTTGTCGTCTTTTTCTGTTTCCGCCTTGATCGCCGTCGTTTCGAGTTGCGCGGGTTTCCCGACAGGACCGTTTTCTCGGCTCGCTTTTGCTTTTCCGACCTTAATCAAGAGGTCACCATGATGATCCGTGGCTTCGAACAGATCGCCGCGTTTGTTTGTCTTTCCAGCGTAGGTGACTTCTTCAAGTGCGATGAGCTGCATTGGCTTTTCCCTTAGTTTGGAAAAGCGAGGCCCGGCCCGCCTTGGGGGTGTTAGCCGAACCTCGCTCCCCATATTCCGAATTCGGGGTTGGTTAACCTATCCGGAATATTCAGTTATCAGCCATACTTCGCGTTCTGGATATAGCCGACCGCAGTCGAGCGGCGCTTTTTCCAGTTGATCCATCTCTCAGCACGAAGCCCGGTCATATTCATCTGCCAGAGTGAGACCATGATCGTCGACGCAGTCGGCGCAGGCGAATCAGGCGCACTGTCCATTTGGACAGAGGCCTGATTGCTCGCGTCGATCACCGTCTGACCATCGTCTGCCAGC